TACGCTAATGGACTGCGTGGTTTAACTGTGTATCCTGATGGAGCAAGAGGAGGGCAACCTATTACCTCAGTACCATACGAAGAAGCTCATGCTAAACGCGGTGTTATCTATGAAGACAACTCAGAAGAGCAATGCCTTAGCGGGGTATGTGGAATATGAACCTTAGAGAAATTGCGCAAAGAAGACATGATATTCACAAGTCCCATGCTAGTTCAAGACCTCTATCTAAAGACTACGAATTGGTTGGTCTTTCTGGTGAGGTTGCTTTCGCAGAGTTTTCGGGGCTAGAAGTAGATTGGGAAGAGAGGCCAAGTGGAGATAAAGGAATAGATTTTACAACTCCAAATGGCAAAACTATAGATGTAAAGACTGCCAGAAAAGCATATAATCTGATACATGAAGAGAACAAACCATTTGCAGATATATATGTTCTTGCTCAATATATAGATAATAAAGAGGAATCTATTTTAGTAGGTTGGGAATATGGACACGTCTTAAAAAAAGCCCCAAGAAAAGATTTTGGGTACGGCGTTATAAACCATTACATAAATAAAAATAAATTAAATTCAATGCAAGACCTAAAGGAGATATGTGATATATAAAAATGGATGAACAAAGCAAATCAATTAAGAGGAGGTTTAATGATGGCTCTTTCCATACCAGATACTTAGTAGGCAGAGGTATAGATATAGGAGGAGGTCCAGACCCTATTGGTCAGTACGTAAGGGTGTTTCCTTTAATGTTGTCCGCTCAGACCTGGGATATAGACAAAGGAGATGGTGACGCTCAATTCATGCATGGAGTAAAAGATAATACATATGATTTTCTAGTCTCCAGCCACTGTCTTGAGCACATCGTTAACCCACAAGAAGCTATATACAATTGGATAAGAATTGTAAAACCTGGAGGGTTCCTTATAGTTACAGTTCCAGATGAGGATATGTACGAAGGAGGAGTATTTCCTAGCAGATGGAACGATGATCATAAACATACATTCACAATCCATAAGGATAAAAGCTGGTCTCCAGCCTCAATAAACGTGTTAGACTTATTGATCAAATTCTCTTCTCAAATTAATATAGAAAGGATCACACTGGTAAAGGACTTCTATAGAAATCCGGAAGTATTTAAACACTTCCAAGAAGAGTTTGATCAGACCATGACACCAAACGCAGAGTGTGCAATTGAATTTGTTGTTCAAAAGAAGGAGATAGATAATGAAAGGGAAGAAAAATCTATTGGTGATACCTGATTGTCATGCTGCACCTGAGTATGACAATGATCGGTTCACCGCTCTTGGTAATTACATAGTAAAGAAGCAGCCAGATATTATCGTATGTTTGGGAGACTTTGGTGATATGCCTAGCCTCTCATCATACGACAAGGGAACCAAAGGATTTGAGGGAAGGAGATATAAGAAGGATGTAAATTCAGTCCTTGATGCACAGGAGAAACTGTTTGCTCCTATCAAGAAGCTCAATCAAAACAAGAGGAAGCGCAAGGAAAAACAGTATAAGCCTAAGATGCATATGTGTTTAGGCAACCATGAGGACAGGATAGACAGGGCTATTAACTCAGCGCCGGAAATGGATGGCGCTATATCTATGTCAGACTTACAGTATGAAAAGAACGGATGGAAGGTAACCCCATTTAAGGGATGCTTATCCCTGGAGGGAATAAACTTCTCTCATTACTTTACATCTGGTGTAGCAGGAAGACCTATTAGTTCAGCACATATCGGTCATCAACTAGTTTCTAAACTGCACTGCTCAGCGGTGCAAGGACATTCTCACTTGTATAATCATGCAGAACAAACACGACCAGACGGTCAAAAGATATTCGGGCTAAGCGCAGGATGCTTTTCACATCCACACTACTCAGAGAGCTGGTGTAGAGATACTGAATATACTTGGTGGAGGGGAGTTGTTAATTTAAACGGACTAGATGGGGAGGGATATTATGATGATATTCACGCTGTAACTCAACGCAAACTACTGAGGGATTACACATAATGGAAGAGCAATTAAAACCTTGCCCATTCTGCGGGGAAGAAGCAGTAATAGCAGACATCCTATTAGGATGCCCAGAGTGCTTAGTTACATTTTCTTTTCCAATTGATAATATAGAAGAACTAAATATTGCTATAAACAAATGGAACAATAGATATGTTGGGTGACGTATTTAAGATAATACTTTTTTACGTAGCCTATATAGTGCTAGCTGGGTTTATAGTTTTTCTTTTTAATTGAATCCTGATCCCCCCCTTTAATTAGGGGGGATATTTTTTTTACACATCCAGGAGGTATAACAGTAAAACCAAACCACTCTCCCTTCTCATCTTTAGTAGTTGCTATACGAACTTCTTTATCATTATTATTAATTAAATAACCATATGACCAGAAGGTTGGTAACTTAGTATCCTCATATCTCTCCCATCCGGCAGTAGAGATTATATCCTGCCATTCAACCTCAACATAATCTATTGCAGAGCCTGAGCTTTTTCTGCCCATTCCATTATCTCCAAATATTTTTGCGTGGCAAATCTATTGTACTCATCATATAACTTTTGCCTTTTTTCTTCTGTTAGATTTGGATCAGACATAACTTTCTCTGCTCTTTTGATAATGTCAGTCAATTCTCTTTCGGTCCAGTATGCTTTAGTCTGCATTTCATACGGCCCTACCTTAATGGTATTTATACCAAACCAAGACAACCATGCATCCATCTCGCCATACTTTGGCAGACCATCCTTACCTGTATTGCCTGCAATAATATCATAAGCATACATAGTTTTCCACAGAGGCCCACCTCCCGCCGCAATATCCCCAGCTTTATTTCTTGGCATAAGCATAGGCGGTATCATATACGATGCCATAAACATCATAATATCCTGGGCCTGCTGATGTGGTGTATCATTCTCATTCCATACAGGCTGTCCAGTAAATGGGTCGACATTCTGAACTCCGCTTATAAGCCCTTGAACAGGACCCCCCAATATACCAATAGTTTTTACCGCCTCTCCTACTTCTAGATTTGCCAAGTCTCTTGCGACAGAGAAGTGAGCGCCCCAAGGCAAGAAGTAACTCATGTCAAACGCTACCCAGTTCCCATTCTCATCTTTGTATGGCAAGAAGAAAACATTCCCATTATTTTCTGCATACTCTGGCAGGAATGCCTTTAATGCTTCAACATCTTCTTCATCAAGCTCATCAAACTGAGACATTAATACTTCTGCCATAACAAATGGAAGCGCTAAGTATTTTCCTGTAGCAATAGGATGCTTCTTAACATTCCTAATCATTTGAGTTAAAGCTTTAGCATTAAACGTAATGAAAGGAGAGCCGAGAGGCATAGAACGTAAGGTTCTTATTAATGGAGACACGTTACTGTAGTCTAGCAACGCCTCGTTTGCTTCCATAGCAGCGTCTACTTCATTGTATCCGTTGTTCTCCATAAGGTCTATAATCTTAGCAACCTTAAACAACACTTCCGTCTTTTGATATAACCTACCAAATACGTTTGCATTATCCATAAAGATTTTTAGCTTTGACCACGTCTGCATCCCAGCAATATCTTTAGTTGCTTTAGCAAACTCCTTGTCTATTCTGCCAAGTTCCTCAGATGCAAAAGTAGTTTGTTCAATACCATACTTCCTTGCTATCTGCATGTACTTTCCGTTATTAACAATGTTATCCATCGCATCATTAAGAACACTTGGTATTCTCCAGATAGGAACTCCAGAAGAATTTAAGAAGATAGTATTAGATATAGCATTTCTTGCCTGAGCAGGAACCTGCATTGGAACGTGTGTATATTTAAATGCTTTTTGGATTTTGGTGAATAAATGCAATATTGAATTCAATACTTCATTCTGAGATGAGATTGCTCCCTGCTGAGTTAGATCATCCCAAATAATCTTATCTACCCACAAACCTTGCATCCCGCCGTAACGAACAGACTTAGGAATACGCTTATACTTCCTTGTGTCAGCATTCTTTATCTCAGGATACTTGGCAATTACCTTGTCAATCTTATTGGCAAATGCTTCCTGCTTTTTAGCATCATCAATCTGGCCTCCCTCTCTCAGTATCGCAGCCCTCTGCCGTATCTCTCCAGAAAGATTCTTAAAGTATACTGTCGTACCTGATACACCATCTATCTCTACTACCTGATTAGGAAGAACCCAACCAACATTAGCTGGATCACTTGCTATGTAGTTTAGGTAGTTGATTGTAGCTAAGTCACTGCCTACCATAGAGATATACCTTGAAGCAAGATAAGCAGGGTCTTTTATTCTGCCTGATACCAGGTCCTCAATAAATGATTCCTCATCTTTTCTGGCTCTGGTGTAGCCCATGCTTCCCGCCATGTACCCTGTGCCTAACCTATCCTGTCCGCTCTGAACGTACTTTAAGTAAACCCTAGGCAAGTACTGCCCTTTCAGTTCCTCGTATTGCTCTTCCTTTAAGACGCCAACATCTACAGCATCCTGACCAAGCCTTTCGATTTGATCTTTAGCCTTTACTGCGGCCTCTCTTATAGTCATCTTGGATTGATTTTTAGGCCCAGGTTTAGTGCCGCGTAACACGGATTCGAACGGAGCGTACTCAATCTTCCTATTCGGAAGCGCATCAGGACTTGCTCCTCTGGTCTCAAAGAATTTGGTTAGAGCAGCTTTCTCTTTCTTTCCTTTAACGTTAGCTAGTACATCATGCAGAATCCTGCCAAAGTTGTGAGCCTCTTCTCTCTTACCCTTCATAAGCATGGCTTGCTTTTCAAGAAGTCTATACCCTTCAAGGGTCATCTTAGGTTCGATGTATTTCTGGATCATCTTGAATCCAGACAAGAGAGAGCTTCTACCTTTCTCAGCCCACTGAGTATTCTCTACCACTTCCTTAGTGATGCGCCTGCCCCTGCTTTCAGAGATCGCAGGCTGTCCTTCCCTAAATCCAAGCGAAGTAGCATTCTTAAATTGCCCATCTTTAAGAAGGATGTATCCTGTAGAAAATACATCTTCATACATATTGGTATACTTAATAGAGTCATACCCAGCATCTAATATAGCCTTTCTAATTTCACTAGCGAAGGTTGTTCTGCCTGCCTCTTGTTCCTTGCCATAAATTTTAAGGACTTTCTTTGTCTCAGTCCAGTCTCTTATTATATTTGATATCCTCTCCCCAAGAGGGCCATCTAAACCATCATGGAATAATAGGTCTTGATCTTCTATAGCATTCCTCCAAGCGACAGGGATATTCCACTTCCCAACATCAGGCAACTCTAAAGGATTTTTTATTTTTATATACCCGGCATATGGAACAGGCTTTGGCGCACCTGATTTTACCGCAGCTACAGCAGCAGCTTCTACCGTTCCTACTTGTAAACCGATCTCCGTCTTCTCAAGAACTGGAGCCTCCCAAGCGTAGGGACTTGCATGCCATACCTTATCCTTCACTAAAGAATCTTTTAGGAATTCATATTTCTTTTTACTTGAGTACCTTTGGCGTAGCTTGTCATTGTCCGGGTCTCTTAATGCTTCAGAAGGAACCTTACCCACAGCATACTGGATAAGACTTGTTATATCATTTACGTCTACTTCAGGTTCCGCATTAGTATCAAAAGGTTTAGTAATCTTCTTGAAGAAATTAACAAATGCCTTGGTAATCCTATCCCAAAGAGTTGGCTTGATATCTGCTGCCTTGAACTGTATTACATGAGCAAGAACCTCTTCCCATAAGGCGCTGTTTTTCTGATGCCTTACATATTTACCATCTGATTTCTTTACAGCAGGAGGGCCTATAACAGGAGGATACTTTCTATTCTTGGTATAGTTTAAGATAACCTGGTTAACAGCTTCCTGTACTACCTCATCTCCGTCCCTGTTTAGTTTGTATAACTGGTCAAGGATTTGATCGAACTCTCTGCCAGAGAATATACGCTTGCCATAGTGCACGCCTATCTCATGCAAGATAAGACCTCTAGCATCGTTGGTATTATTGGCAATGTTATCAGAGATAAAGATTATCTTTGCATCAGTCTCATCTACAAAGGCATTAGTTTCTGTTGAGATTTTCTTGTATCTATTTGAAAGATTTCTAACTTTAGCAAGGGTTAATATTTTAATAAACCCTGTCTCCATCATGCGTCTTGTTGCCTTCTTGCCCCAGATATTATTCATCTGAGACAGCAAAGCATTGCTTGCCTGTAGTGGAGAATCAAATCCTTTAATTCGTGACTCTTTTGCTAAACCTTTTTTTGATATCCATATTTTCTCCCATTCCGGCCACTCTGTGGTTATTTTTTTAGGTGCTCTAATATTTGGAACAGGCTTACCCTCTTCAACTACTCTGAGGTTAGGCGGTTGGAAATCTTGTCCAGCTACTGGTGGTAAAATAGTAGGTGTTATTGTTATTCTTCCGCCTGATTCTATGCTTAAATTTCTGACAATGCTTGGCATATTTTCATCAGGAAATGAGTCAGGAAAATTTAGTTTAACATCTTCAAGAGTTGGCAATTTAGTTTTATATTTCTTACGCCACTGGGGTTGATCCCCCTTGTCCCAACTAGCTATACCATACTCATAAACGATCCAGGAAATTCCGCCCTTTTTTCTGGTGTAAGTTCTTAACCTATGAGATTTATCATATTTAAAACCATCATCTTTCTTATGTTTATTAGAAAAATATATTGAATATATTCTATTACTAATTGGAGTAACAGG